CTACTTAACTTTTAATGTTATTAATTTTGTTTCCTTATCATATTCAATATTGAGAATATCAGACAAGTCCCTAATCTTAATATAAGTATAGTTGCCTTTGTTTATAGCATCAACAGATTTTAATTTGCCATTAATTTTTATACTCTGTTTCACAACTTTCTCCTCCTCTACTATTCTATTTTTTATACTAATCCATATTGCATTTTTCTGACTATCTCCACACCAGTACATAGGACATTTTTTACCAGTCACATCAAAATGCCTTATTACATTACTAATGTTAATATTGTATTTCTTCATTAATGTACGGACTAATTCCACTACATTATTTATTGTAGCCTCTGTTGGATATATGGCATTGTTTTTAATATCATCACAAATTTCAATGCTTAAACTATTGCTATTAGTACACTTGCCATAAAATTTGCCACCACCAGTTTTGGCAACGTCATTATACTTATTTCCACCTACAGCCCAAGCAACAAAATTGTCTTTCACAGACTGCACTATGTTTTTGCTGTCTACAAAATAATGAGCTGATGCACCTCTACTACCACTTGCAAAGTATTTTGCATTGCTCATAGCTGTATCTCCGTCATTGGCTGTATAGTGAAGAACAATGTACTTTATATTACTTAAAGACCTTGTTCCTCCGTAATTTTCTTTTGATGCAGGATAACTACTTATTTTTATCATTTAAGTCATCACCTCTATTTCTTAATTGAAGAAATACGTCTTTAAGCTGTTGTGGTACTGGTGTCATAACAGCTACATTTTCCAATAAACTTAAGCCTTCATTACATATAAAAAATGTAATTACAACTTCTCTTATGGGAATGTTTCCACCAATTACGTTATTTACAATAACGGCAGTTGCTACTACCAAATAAATTGTAATTTTCTTCAATAGCCCCTTAAAACATATCTCACTTGACAATGTCTTTGTATAAACAGCCTTTATAAGTCCAGTTATAAAATCAATAACTGTCAAACCTAAAAGAGCATAAATAAGCACGTCTGGTTTACCAAATATAAAAGATAAAATTCCTCCTATAAATGCACCTACAACAGAAAAATCATTAAAAATCTTTTCCATTTACACCACCTCTTTTTTTGTTACATCTTCAATCTCTTTCCATAAATCCACATTTTCAGCAAAAACGTCAACACAGTATGCTGTCTTTCCTGTCTTTGTGTTCTGTAATACTTTTCCTTCGTCTGCAATTAATCTTTTTAATTCTCTTGTTGTCATATCTTTATTCCTCCCATATAATTTCAGCATTTGTAGCACCCCAAGGGGCATTTTCAACGCTGTCTGTGCTTTTCTTAATTGTTATTGTTGTTAAATCCTTTGTCGCTCCAAAGGCTGTAGCTTCTATTTTTTTAATACCACTGCCTATTGTTACATTAGTAAGACCACTTCCATAAAAAGCACCTTTTCCTATTGTAGTCACCTTATCAGGTATTGTAATTTCCTTTAATCCCTTACACATATAAAAAGCTGAGTATTCAATAGTTGTCACACTTTTTGGAATATTGACAGAACTAAGCTCTGTACATCTTAAAAACATATTATTTGGTACTACCGTCAAACCTATAGGCAATACAACTGTCTTTAAACTTACACAGTCGGTGAAAGCTCGTGATTGTATAGTAGTTACTGAATTTGGTATTTTCACTTCCCTTAACATAGAACAGCCGTTAAAAGCAAGGTTACTTATGTTTGTTACTCCTTCTGGAATTTCAATCTTTTCTAAATTACTGCAACCGTCAAACATACTTCTACATATTGCTGTAACACCATTCTTTATATAAACCTTTTTAATACTTGTTATATACTCACTGTAATCAGATATTTTGTTAAAATCCATAAATCCTGTACCCTTTACAACAAAATATTTTCCTATCAAAGCATAGGTAACGTCATTACCTAAACTACCTTGAGATACAATTTCACCAATGTTATTGTTATTGCAATGGGTACCTTCTGTAATTTCTACATCAGACAGGTTGTAGATTTTGCTGTCAATATCATTGAAAGCCCCACTTTCAACACTTGTAACATAAGGTGGAATTACAATATCTTCTGTAAGCCCACTACCACTGAAAGCATTTTTGCCTATTGATGTAACATCTGTACCTAATTCAATTCCTATAAGATTACTACAGCCGGCAAAGGCGTATTTACCTATGGCATTTACTTTCATACCATTTAAGCCCTCTGAAAAATCTACTTTTCTTACATCTCTGTCTAAACACTCAACAACTGTACCTGTTGTAGTATCAAATTTGGCAAAAAAACATTCTCCATTTTCACTATAGCCTATATGCTTTTTTAAATCCTCTACTCCCTCTAATATTTCCTGACTTTTAAAATTTTCACTTTGCAAATTAACTAAATTTTCAAGGGCTGTTGCATTAGCACTAGCTATACTTTCTTCTGCCTTAGAGGCTGTTTCTATGTCCTTTGTAAATTTATCAGCTATATTTTCGGCTTTTTGTACATTGTTAGCTAACTCTGTACTTACCACCTCTGAACTGTCTAAGTCTGTTTCCAACTGTGCCAATGTATTTTTGGCATTTTCTGCAACAGCCTCTAATAATTCTTTGTTCTCCTCAGCTCGGCTTACCATAGCCCTTAATCTTGTGTATGTGCTTTTTGCATTAGTTTCGTTTTTCGCATCCTCGCTTACGATAAACGATATATCCACTTCTCTTGCCATTTCTGTCCCTCCTTTTAAAATCTACCATATGCCACTGCTCCACTGTTTTTGCATATCTGTACCTTTTTACCTCCTGCTTGTATGTTTTTGCCATTACCTATACATATACCAACGTGGGTAATATAACTGCTTGTCTTATATGTTCCAGACCAGAACACCAAGTCTCCAGGTGCCGGCTTTTTTACTCTCTTAGTAGCGTTATACAGTCCCTGTGCAGTAAGTCTTCCACAGTTCCAAGCTCCACTATGGTTAAGCACATAGCATACAAAACCGGAACAGTCAAACCCTTTAGGGCTGTATCCACCGTATACATAAGGCACTCCAATGTACTGTTTGGCACAATTCCATATCTTTTCGTAATCAGGGCGTTTATTCTTGTTGTCCAGTGCATCTTCCCCACCAAGAGAAACATCTTCCCTATGTATTTTGTTGCTAGCAAGGTTACTAATCTCGTCACTTTTTAACAATTTAAAATTTACGTCCATAGTCCATATGCCGTTGTTTATGCAGTGTTTTACCTCTGTTATTCTAAGTAAACAATCTAGCCCTGTGTATTCGTCTTTTATACTCATAACTCTGTTTTTTCGGGCGTTTATAACGCCTATCATTGTACAGCTTATTTCTCTTTGTAGCTTGTCCTTGTCCTCTAACTCGTTTTTCGCCATATCTCCTATGCTGTTTTGGTCTTCTGCCTGCACTTCTAAGTTGGCTTGTAACTTACCATACCTCTTTGCGTTGTTCTGGTCTGTTATTATGTACTCTATAGCCGGCATATTACCTTCTGTGTCACTATTTATGTAGGCTCTAACACTGTTTTTCATTCCACTTATGCTGTGCTTGTAGCTTAATATTCCGTGATGTTCTGTCACATCTATTGCTTCTACATTCTCAGCCGGCTTATAGGGATATACTCCCTTTTCATTGCTTAATTTGTACACTTTTAATTTTATGCCGTTCATCTCATAGTCGTATTCACAGCCGTTGCTTTTTTTCTGCTGTTCTAGTATGTCTTCAATTACGTTCTCGGCACTGTCGATGTACACCTGATTTATTGTCTTAGGCATATCGCATATACTGTCTATACCTATTCCTAACGTATTGCACAATTTTGTTATGGCATCTTTGGCACTTATTTTGGAAAACTGTATAGTTATGTCGTTATTTTCTATATAATACGCAAAGTCTACAGCCCCTATATTTCGCACAGGGTAGCTTCTCTCTGCTTCTTCCACAATGAAGACGTAACACAGATTGTTGCCGTGGTATAACTTTATTTTATCTCCGGCTTCTATGTCATAGTGTTCTATGTATTTTTCATTCGTGTCCGGCACAGAAAAACTTAATTTCATTACGTGGCTGTCGGTGCTTTCTTCCCAACATATATTATTGCATAACTTTGTTATGTTTGTGTTCTTTCCTTTTTGGTCAGTCCACCATAACTGTATTTCAGCCATTTTCTCCCTCCTTAGGTGTAGGGTCTATAAAGCCGTTTTTATCCATTTTCTTGTCTATTTCGTTCATTTTGGTTGTGCTGTTCGTATTCGGTGTATAAATTATGCCCTTTTCTGTGTCCATAAGCACAGAATCCAAGCCTAACTTAATATAATTAAAGCCTAATGGTGGGTGTCCTAACTTCTTTCGTACCTCATCAAGCTGTAATATATTAGCATCTAAGGCAATCTTATAGGCTTCGAACATACTTTTAATATCGCCATTTTCGATACTACTTATGTCAGCTTGCCAGAAGAAATTATCCTTTTCTTCTTCTAACAACAGTTGTTCGTTTAGTGATGCACATATTTCATTTAGTATTGGTAGTATACAATTCTTAAACCAGTTACGGTATTCGCTTTCATTTGCCTTACCGTTTATAACGTTCTGTGGCACAAGAAGTATTTCACCTATGTCCTCACCAATGCCATTGTATAACTCCTGCAACTGCATTTCGGTACTTGTTTCTGTTGCCGGGTCGAACTCCATACCATTGTTAAGTACAATAACTGCGTTCTCCTCATTATTGTACATCTTTCTAAAATCTTCCTTTAACTTGTCCATTGCTTCTCTTGTTAAGGCTCTTTGGCTTTTCAAGAAACCCTTTTTTACGCCACCACCACTTACACTGCTGTTAAGCATCTTTAGCATATTATTGACAATCCTGATACTAAGTGCGTTTTCTTCTAATATTCCTTTACCTGTCACACCGTCCTCACTATTTCTTGCAATAGTTAAAAACTGGTCGGGGTAATATTCTACACCGTTTACAATGTACTTTGCGACCTTAAAAATCGGGTCACAGTTCTTGTTTACACTTACATTTATTTCTTTTACATATCTTAAACTTTCAACCTCATTTCGCCTCTTGTCTATGTATATATATCCATTCCCCATAAGAAGATAATCACGAACGAAAGCCCTTTTCATCTCGTACCCATTCAGCAAGTCTCCTGTTTCCTTGTTTAACAGCCTTACTCTCCTGTCATCACATTCTTTCAGATTGCCTTTTTCATCTGTTGTGTACAGCTTGTACGTAACACTTGCTACCATACTGCTTATAAGGTTTATTGCACTTGCCAATACAGGTATTCCCAGTGCAATCTTCGTGTTTATTGCATTTCCACTCATTATTATGCTTAATAATTCACTTTCGATTGAGGGCGTTACCTTTTCAGGTTCTGCCCTCTTTTCGAACATTTGTTTGAAAAAATTCATTTTATCCAATCGCCTCCACAACTCCTGCAATCTTGTCAGCTACCTTTTCGCCAACCCTGTTTATGTATCTTTCGTCCTCACCATAGAAATTCTCTATATTTAATACAATGGTTGTACCTCCGTTCATATTTCGCATTAATCGGTCTGTTTGGTCTGCCGGTATTATTCTACTGCCACGTGGTAAATCGACAATTTCGCCACCTCGTTCATTCATAAGTGTTGTACCACCACGCCAATAATTCGTACCTAAGGCATTTCCTACTTCCGGCATCATACCTCTAAGGTGATTAGGTACACCGTCATCTTTGCTGTTTTCGTTCAGACTTGTACCGGTCTGACTGCTAGACACATTATTTTTAATAACACCTTTCTTTACCAACTGTTCCCATTTGGTTATTATTTCGTCTATCTTCTCGACGAATTTTCTTACTAATTCTACAACAGGTCCCAATGCAGCACCTATCGCCCCAAAAGCAGTACCTATGCCTTCTAATATTCCCCCAATACCAGAACCTAATATCCAAGCCAATCCCTCCACGAACGGAGCAAGACAATCTACTGCAACACCGGCAATATCGCCTATCAGACCAAACAGATTTTTAGCAAATGGAATTATTGGCTGTATTGCCTCAGCACACTTGTCGAAGCCTTCTTTAAGAGGCTTCATAAACGTGCTTCCTGCGTGTCCCAATCTGCTTAAAGCAGCTCTAAATAGCTTAGAATTTTTAACAGCTAATGCTATTGTTGCAGCTATTCCGGCTATTATTGCTAAAGGTCCTGCTGCACTGGCTATACCACTTACTGCTCCACCTACAGCACTACCAGCACTACCTAATCCACCGGCTACAGCTCCACCTATACTGGCTCCACCTAATGTTGTAGCTCCTGCTTCCGTTGCTGTTGCCATACCGGCTTCCCCTGCTGCCGCACTTTTTAAAGCACCTTTGCCAACTTTTTTAAACCAACTACCTCCTTCATACATTCCGCTTGTTTTAGGGGTTGCTGTTTCTGCTATAGAGTAAACAGGAACACTGCCCATAGTATCACTGCCTATAGACATTACTCTTTTACTGTAGTTTTTTCCTGCTAATGTACTTGTTAATCCGGCACCTCTTACAGTACCTCTGCCATTTATATTGCCAACCTGTGTACCGGCTCCAAATATTGCACCCTGTGTTACAGCTCCCATAGGGTAGTAAGAACCCTCTCCTAGCATATTGCTTCCTACAGACATTACTCTTTTGCTGTAGTTTTTTTCCGCTCCTGCTAATGTACTTGTTAGTCCTGAACCCTTTACAGTACCTCTGCCATTTATATTGCCAACCTGTGTACCGGCTCCATACATTGCATTCGCACCAACACTTGCAACGGCATTTCGTTTTATCCATTCTGTAGGATTGTTTGTCGCCAATTCTCTATCGGCAATAGCATTTCTTGCGGCATTTTGGGTTCCTATCCCGCCACCAAAATATTTAAGCATTACATAACTTTCTACAGCACTTGTGCCTAATCTGAAAGCTCCCATACCGGCATAGGCAGTACCTAATATAGCTGCAATCTGTTTCCAGTGGTCTAATATCCACTCTAACTGTGGTTTCCATTCTTCAATTTTGTTTTTTATCTGCACCACAATTTCTTTGCCTTTTTCCAGTGCCGGAGGTAATTCTGTTTTTATTATCTCTAAGACCTTAGGCAACTGTTCTGATAATTTTCCCAAAGCCTCTGCTGCGTAAGGTGCAATAATTTCCCCGACATCAGCCTTAAAATTAGTCCAATCTGCTGACCATACTTCTTTTACGCCTGCCCAACCTTGATTTACTGCATTAATGTAGCTGTCAGCTGTGTATTTCTTGTCGTCGGCATCTTTTATAGCTTTCATAATTTTTTCGTAGGCTGTACCTTCTTCGTCTACAACATCCGTAAAACCTGCCATAAGTGTTTCAAGCTGAGACCTGAAACGTCCACCTATCTTTGACATTATGCTGTTTCTATCTTCTTCGCTTAAGCCTTGCAGCTTTTCAGACATTTCCTTAAAGAAAGGTAACGCCTGCTTCATTTTGCCTGTACTATCATATAAGCTGACGCCTAATTCCTCTAAACCGTCGTGGGCTTCGGCTGAACCTTTAACCATTCGTGTCCACTGTGAGTTCAGGAACGTACCTGCCTGTTCAGCTTTTAAACCGGAACTTGACATAATACCAATTAACGCAGCAGTATTCTTGTAATCTACCCCTAATGATGTCATACCGGCACCACATTTTATAAGTGCATCGTTAAGCTGTAACATATTGGTATTGGAAGCTGACTGTACAGCAGTACAGGTGTTTATATATTCTTCTGTATCCTTTGTTTTTAGCCCTAATGCTGTCATAGAATCTGTTACAGCATCTAATGTTTCCTTAATGTCACCACCGTTAATTCTTGCAGCCTTTAACATTGCCGGCAACGCATCTTGTACCGTCTTCTTTGTAACGTCCATACCGGCTAACGCCATATAGTAGAAGCCGTTGGCAGCATCGTCATAGGTCATACCCTTTACTTCTTTGGCTGCCTTTTTTGCTGCATTTGTTAATTCTTCGAACATTTTTTTGCCTTGTTTGGTTGTGACATCAATACCCTTAACACCGGCTACCTTGTTCATACTTGAGTTAAATTCTTCATATGCACTTAAACAGCTCTTTGTTGCTATATATGCTGCACCACCTAAGGCTGTAGCTGTACCTAATGCAACCTTTTCCATTGCGTTCATTACACCTTTGAATTTAGAGCTTGTCACTTGTGCAAGAGCCAAATTCTTTTTAAAATTTAACGCAGAATAACTAGCTCTGCTCATTCCCACCGTGAACCTGTCCTGTAAATTAAGTACAACGTTTATATTTTTCGCCATTTTTCCACCTCCTAACTCATCGAAATAAAGTCCCAACCGTTAAGCTGTTCCTGTTCCAGTAGATAAATTGCATTTATCAGGCTGACTACCATATCTACTTTTCCGGTTGACTTCTTTTTGTTTACGTACTTATTTAAATTGGTATCTTCCGTACATCTTGCATTTTCAAAGTTTATTTCCAACAGCCTATTACTGTTGTATCTAAACTGTTCTTTTAATATTTTTTCTTTCAGTAGCTTTGTTGGGCTATGTAACACACTTGAATGTTGCTTTATTTCTACGCACTCATAGCCACTTTCCTCCAATTTCTGCACCGTAGATAAGGCATTGTATCTGTCATATCCTATCTGCACAATCTCCACACCTAGTTGTTCTTCTAGCTCTAATATGAATTTTTCAACTTCGCCGTAATCTATAACACTATCACCACAAGCAATACACTCTCCTGCCTTTATCCTTGCCTTGTAGTCCAATTTTTCCCTTTGACTTTTGTGTTCTATCCTGTCAGTCGGTATAAAGCACATACCACCGTAATACACAATACCGTCTACCTCTGTAACCCAAGCAATAGCTGTATTATCATCTGTCATAGAAAGGTCCATTCCTAGGTATACCTTTCTTCCTCTCCACCATTCTCTGTCTATAACAGCCTTACACTTCTTAACCAGTTCTATATCTATATAGCCCTCTGTGCCAACACCCCTGTACAGAATGTTGTTGTGCTTACACAGATAATTCTCTCGTTTGTTCTCGTACATCACTGCCATAGCCCTTTTTTTCTTTAATTCATCAAATATAGCTTTATTATTCACAGCTACAGGATTACTTTGATATATACAAAGGTCATTGTTTTCCCACTGTTTCCGTATGCCGTCGTCCGGTTCATACAACAGCGAAAAATATCTCTTGTCCTCTGTCAGATTATCCAGTACCTTTTTTGCGTAGTCTATTTCTTCCACTAGCACATTGTTGTCATTGGGGTACTGTGTAGATATTATTATTCCTAGCTTGTTTTTAAGTGTTATCTGCGACGACCTCATTGCTTCAACAGGGTAGTTGTCCATAGCTCCTGCCTCATCGGCAAGGTATACATTTGCTAGCTTACCGTCCATTTTATCGTTGCTGTATGCAAGAGGCTGATATGTAATATCGTTTAGCAGACATTCTATTTCATCTCGCTTGATTTTAAAATAGCCTTCAAGCTCCGGACTGCATTTGATTATTTTCCTTATAGCAAGCCTTAATTCGCTTGATAGCTTGTAATCAGGTGCCACAGAAAAAAATCTGCTGAATTTAGGTTCAAAAATCATACAGATTACAAACAATATTGCACTATTAAAGGTCTTGAAATTCTTTCGGCATATCTCCAATAACACTGTTTCATAATATCGGCTATTATCTGCCTTGCTGTAGGTGCAGAATGTCGCAACAACGATAAGCCACGCATAATCTTCCATACCCTCGTACACAGTACAACCAAGGTCAGGGTGCATCATCAGCTTTAAGACCCTGCATATGATGTTGTAGCTTTTTTCGCTTACATATGCTTTCTTGTCTTTGCCGTCTGCTATTTTTAACCACGCCTTAGCTTGCTTTTTTACATAACAAGGCACTTTTTTATTACTTTTTTTTGCACACCATTTACAGTATTCATATGCCTTGCTTTCCTTTATACCCATTAGCCTTGCCCTTCACTTGTTGCACTTGCATAGCTGTATAATTCCCCTAGTACCAGTACCCTGTTATTGTCGCTTGAGAATTGCACCGTGAATTTCTTCCCTATATCTTCTTCTATTAAGCCGGATAGGTCGATATTGCTTTTAAAGTTCACAAATTCAAAAGGCTGACTGTTGTATATAACCTTTATCTTTAATGGATTTACACTTACCAATTCTGCAACCGTGTTTCCTATGTACGTAGGATTTTTGAACTTTTTCATTGCCTTTTTTAGTCTGTCGTAACCACTCATATAATCACCCGCCGTTCAACTCATTTATAAGGCTTTCCAAAGGTTTTTTGCTTTCCTTTATCGTCGCTACGTTTGCCAACTTCGCCCTTGACTGAGGACTTAAACACATCTCGTTACAGAACCTAAAAAATGCCTGCACATAGCTATTCTTTGCAGTTATGAAGTTCTTGGTGTAGATAATCTCGTCATCTGCGTTTGCATCTCGTTCTATCTTCTGTAGCCTGTCTATTGTTATTGCCCCCTGTGCCAATATCCATACATCATTTAACGCAAGCATTTCGCTGTCTTTTAAACACTCAACAATATTGTTGTATATTTCTGTCTGCTTCTCTGTTAGCCATTCCGGGGCTGTTGGTATGCCTTTTTTGCTTAATGTTTCTTCTAACTTTTGTCTTCCTGCAATCTCACCCTTAGTTTGGCTGTAGTCGCTTAATGCTTTCGTACTCTTACAAGGTCTTGCCATTTTTCCACCCCTTTCTAATTAATTAAAAAAAGCAGAGGCAGAATCACTTCTTCCTCTGCTTAATTAACTAAGCTATAGAGCTTAATACCTTTGGTAATGAACACTTAAACGGTATAGACTGTGTCAATACACCCTTTTTAGTTTCAACCGGCGTAACTTCTGTGAACACCACATTTTCCACTGAATAACTTTCAGTCTGATTCGTGTTCTGATTAGTTAATCTACTAACAATAGTGTGCATTGTCATTCTGCCGTTCTTAAAATCGTCCAACACTTCTACATTAAGATTAGAATTTACCCTTGTAACTTCCATTGTTCCCTCACACTTACAACCTGTGTAAGCATAATCAGTTTCGAAACTGCCACAACTTTCAATATCTTCAAAGTCGCCTGTCACCTTAATGTTAATGCTCTTTATGTACGCAATAAGATTTCCGTCTAAGAATACCTTACCACCTGTACCAACTAACGCAATCTGTGATAAACTCATTCTTCCTCACCTCTTATCCTTCTAATGTAATCACCATTGAAAGTTCTTCCATACTCTGACAAGGCTTAATGCTTGCTTTCAAGAATACTTTTCTCCCTAAGCTCATCATTTTTACTTTTGAATCATCCCAATCCTCGGCTTCTGTTTTACCCTTTTCAATCCACGCCTTTCTCTGTGCATCTACGTCGATTTCACAGATGTTGTCATATTTTGGGTCTAATATCTCATCGTCTGCAAGACTTTCAAAATAGCCGTTAATTGCAGCAATAAGAACAAGCTGTCTGTCGTAATTGTTCTTGTATGCTCCACGATAATACTCTGTGAACGTATCTCTTAAATCTTTGGCATTCATATCCATAATCTGTATGAACTCTATATGTTGCATATCTTCTGTTACATCGTTGCCTACTTCTGCTGTGTTCACGCCTGCTATAATTCTAGGCTTACCACTCTGCATTTCAGCATAAACAAAACCATTTGATGTGAGCTTGTCATAATTTTCAGCGTCACCGTCGTTTGTTACCTTCTCAACCAAAGGTAATGTATAGTTTGTGATGCTTCTGTTTACGCCACAGCTTGCAATAATGCCGGCATATAAGCCCTGTACCTCATATGTAGACAATTCACCACTTGCCACACTACCGTAATACTTCGCATACGTATCTGTAGCAAGGCAGATTAAGTGTGTATCGTGCAAGCCTAAACTCATATTCTGGAATACACCTGTGATACCGTAACCCTTTGCCTTGTTCGTAGATATAATGCTTGTAGCAATGTCATTTACTGTGTCTGCTCCCTCGTCAATTACAGTTACAATGCAGTTGGTTTCATTTCTTGCTAACAACATTTCCTTTGTTTCTTTCCAACTGTAATTGCTTATATAAACCTGTGCCGGACCACTGCCGAAGCAATACTGTACAGCCCTGTATGCCTTTTCGCCACCTGTGTTACTTGCGTAACTCATAAACTCGCCCTTGTCTACATCATCAATACTTGTCGCAGCACAAAAATACTTGTCGTTACTGTTTTTGCTATATTTCTCAATAAGAAGTACAACAGGGCTTTCGCCACTTCTTTCAATCAAAGTACTTGCCACCTGTCGGAAGACAATGCTAATACTTGGTCTTTCACTCATTATCTACCACCTTCTTCTTTGTTGTTCTTGTAGCTTTTGTTGTTTTTACACCCTTGTCCTCATTCTTAACAGGCTCAATGTATGTGCCTCTTTCACCTTTTCTTACAGGCTTCGGCTTTTTACCGTATGTAATCAATTTTTCCACCTCTTTTTTAAACACCTATAACCAAATTCATTTCTTCAAGGACTTCGTCGTCTTCTTCTGTATCTATCATTGTGTCTATGCTTGTATGTAGATACACAATTAAAGCATCTCCTTCGTCCTTAAACTCCAATTCATCAAATTCTATGAAGATACCGTTTTCCAGTTCTACACTTCCTAACAGCATTTCTTCGAAGTTTTCTTCCATTTCGTAGACTTCTAAATAATGCTTGTAAATATTACTTGTATAGTAGATAACCATTATGTCGTAGTCTGTTATCCTTACATTACTATTCATTCTGTTGGCTGTAGGCTTAATGTATATTTTTATTCCTGGTCTGTTTTTCGGTTCCGTTAAATCACTAGCCATAAGAGGAATATCTTTCCTCCCTATGGCTTCATATATTCCTCGGTGGATTTCTAACATCATAATGACCCCACCTTTACACTAAGTTCTCTCTGTACATATCCAGCACACTGGCTACAAGCTGATTGATATAACTCTTGTCCACACTTAGCTGTCTATTGTCGTGCATATCTGCCACAATAGCAAGCAACGCCTGAACCATATCAGGGAGCTTCTCCAGTCGCTCCCTTTCCAGTCCTGTGTAGCCCTCTATGTACTTTACAGCTCGTTTCCAGTATCTTTTTATTTCGTCCTCTGTTAATTCGTCATCACGAATATGCTCACTTATTACCGTTGGCATATTATCGCTGTATATGCTTTCCTCTGGAATTTCGTCATATATTGACATTTTCCTCACCTACTTTAGGCATTAGCCTTTGTAGTTTTCTTGCTTGCAGCTGTTTCTAAACCTGTAGCTGTTAATCTCTTAACCTTTTCCGGTTCAATTAACTTGGCGTCGATTTCTAACCACGCAACTAAGCCTACTGCGTGTTCTTCGGCAAATTTTTCGTTAAGTACCTGCACGCTAGGGGTTTCAGCAATCTTCACGTATAAGCCACTAAAGTCACCATAGAAGATGTCACCGTCAGCCATCTGGTCTGAAAGTTCAACAGGCTTGCCTAAGAGGGTATAACCACTTGCTACACCACCCACATAATCTGTTACAAGGAGGTAATTATCCTGTCCGTCCTTCATCTTACGAATAGCATTCTTTGTCTTGCTGTTCATTATCCACTTTGCGTTATGCTGATAGATACTCTTAATGCTGTCCTGTAAGTCAATAAGGCTGTCAGATGTCAATGTTGTTGCCACAACTTCTGCCTTAGATAAGCCTTCAATCTTGGCATCTGTACCCTTTAATAATTCCTTTTCAAGCCAATCAGCAATAGCCTCAGCCATTTTACTTACAACATAAGAGAACAAATCGAACTGGCTATTATTCATTAAGCTTCTACTAATCTTTGTAAGTGCTGAGGCAAGAAAACCAGTCATACTTACACTCTTAAACTTGCCGCTTGTAGCAGTAAGCGTACCAAATTCATCAGCATAAGCCATTGTTATTCTCTGTGTACTTTCATCGTACTGTGGGAATGTAAGAGTGCCACCAACATTGAACTTAGAAGAATAATTCCAGATGTTACATCTGTCCTTAACTTCTTCAAGAATCTTGTTTGCAATACTGGTTGGAATTACTGCACCATTATCGCCAACAGTCCAATTCTCGTCACTTCTCATTTCTTCTGCTGTCTTCTGACCCTTTACGTAGGATAAAAAAGCTCTCTTTTCTTCTTCGAACTTTTCGTCTTTATCTTCTTTATTTTTTTTGTTGGAACCTTTGTTGATTTCGTTGTCATAGGCTTCTTCAAGCTTGGAAATTGTGTCACTTAAAGCTCTTACTTCTTCTATAAGTGCTTCGTACTCTTTGTTTTCTTCTTCGGTTAAAGCTCTTGTTTCGTTCGTAGCCTTTTCAAGGCACTTTTCAGCTTCTTTAACTTTCTGCTCTTTTTTCTCTCTTAATTCTTTTAGCTTTTTAAAATTCATTTTTTACATCTCCTTTAATAATCGAACTTGCTTCTTCATTAATTCAATGTTGTAGTCAATGTCAGGCTTCGCCCTTAAATCTCGCACTTCGATACTTTCTTCAACATCTCGGTACTCATTTTCCACTTTTTCTTCTCCTCGAACTTCAACACTTGTCGCTATATATGCCGGTCGCTTGTCTATAAGCAAACTAACTTCTGTTAAGGCAATTTTTTCAAGGGTTCTTTCTTCTACGCCCTCGCCACTAAAACTGTCCTTTATCTTGTTAAAGCCAAAGCTCCAACCCTTAGCCCCCTTCTCGGCAAGGTCAGTTATTGTTTTCGGGTCGGTTATTGTAGCCTTTGCGTACAATCCGATATTGTCCTCTCGTAACTCTAAGCCATTACCCGTGTCAGCAACCTTTCTGCTGTGGTCGTGGTCAATCAGCATTGGTATGCTTCTATTCTCAGCTTTCGCCTCTGCTATTGCCTCCCTAAAAGCTCCACTATGTACCTTTTCAACGAATCTCTTTCCCATTAGGGATAAGGGTTTTGAATTTCTCTCCACAGCATTTACATACCCACTTACAACAGCCTCATCGTTGCTCCTGATTTCAATTTCCATTCTTTTCCCTCCCTTCTCACATCATTCCTAGTAAAGGATTTATCTCTGCCAGTTTGTTCTGCCTCTCCATTTCAGCCTCCATAGTGGCGTAATAAAAAACCTTTTCTAACTCTGTAGCATTTAAAATCTTGTCGATGTCATATCCCCTCAAAGCCCAAAATGCAACCAACGTTAATTCGGCATCTTGGGTTATCAGTTTTTTACCTGTTCAACCGTTACAGTGTCTAAACTTTCCTTTATAAGTTTGCCAATTTCCACACGGTCACCAACGTTAAACACTTTACCGACAATAGCCTGTGGATTAGCTTCACACTCAAATGCTTCTAATGCTTCCTTCGTTCTTAATTCCGGCATTGCTTCATAAATTAACTCGTCGTAAAGTTCAATAATCGGTGCATCAGCATCAACGTTGTTGCAGATGTCTAATACTTTTCTGTCGCTTAACTTGTTCACCGAAATAATGTCACCGGTTTCAGTTTTAAAGTCGAAAGTACCTGTTTCTCGCTTTTCCTTTAAAGTCTTTAATCTTAATAATGTTTCTAACGTGTTTCTTTTTTCTGCCATTTTCTTTACCTCCTATTTCTAACAGATACTTTTATCTTAGTTTTTTTTCGTCACCCAAAATGTGCTTTTTTGTGTTCTTTTGTGTTCTTTTGTGTTCTAGGCAATAAAAAAAGGAATGGTTTAAAACCATTCCTTGCTGACTAAAGATGAACTATTTATTTTTTATATATTTTTACGCCTATTTTCAATTATTTAAAGTGGTTGGGTCGCAACCTCCCCCACTAGGCTTAGCCCTCAGGCATCACCCTAATTCCCTATAAAACATTTCTCAAATTGTTGCTTGTGAAATAATAAATTTGATGCTGCTATACTATTCCAACGGAACCACCCCCTATCATAGGAAAAAACTTTTAATTTCCAATATTGCTAACGTCAATAATCTTGAACCTACAAGCAATATCACCGGTGAAAACACTATCCACCAACTCCAATTAATAATCCCAAATATTTTAAAAATCACAAAAATTAATGTTAAAATTTCACAAAATCCCATTTCTAATCATCCCTATCTATTCTGTTCCTTTACATATGATACAATCTCTCCCATAATTTTTGTCATCGCATTGTCTAAACACTTTAGAAGTTCTTTGTTATAGAACACTTCTTTGTTTTCACCCTCTGACAAGTCTATTTTTTCGAAATAAGCTCTTATTTCAAGCATAGCAATGTAACTCTCCATTGCATCAAGCTGTGCCTTGTAAATATCCTTTATACAAACCGGCTTAAAGTCTAAAGTCCCATTCTCCCACTTTTCCAACATTGTCATAAGCCCTTTACGCCTGTTCACAAGCTGATAATATTCTGCCTTAAATCTTTCCTTATAATCTTCACTTAACATCATATCTACGGTATCTTTTAATTCCATATCCTATCTCCTTATATTTAACTTGCCAAACAGCAACAGCCAACAGCCTTAAACTTGCCTTATATACTATTTTACTGCATTTGCTAACTTGCCTGTAACTTTTAATATTCTTTTATTTCGGCTTCTTCAAAACTTTTTTCAAATTTTTTAGCAGCCTTTTCACACCTGTCAATAGCCTTATATCCTTTAGCACTTAAACTTATAACAGATACAATAACAAACCAAAGAAAGATTATGGCACTAATATCCTTAAGAATTTCAAACATATATAAAATAATCAGCATATTTTTTCCCTTTCATCACTATCAATTAACTTTTCGAAAACAGCCATTTTCGAACTTTAGCATCTAAATATCACCTAGAAAATTTTCTTTCGACACCATTTTCAGCCTTAAATTGTTTTCTTCAATCTGGTTTAACCCTTTCCCACACAGGTGTCTTGTATAATCATAGGACCTTTTAATTTCCCGTGATACAACCTTTAGACTTTCGCCTTTTATAAATCTCCTGTATAGTACCCTGTTTATGTAAGGACTAAGAGCATATATAGCATTTTTTATATCACTTTGCTTTTTCAGTAGTGTTGCTATTTTTTTACTGTCTTGTTCTTTTTCAAGCATTTCAGTTATTATCTCATAGCAACTTAAATACTCTTTCGCTCTCACTTCCTCACCTCTGCTAATCACATAATTCTACTTCTATCCTAGCATCTTTTTTCAAACTATATTTTTTTATAAAATTTATTTCGATAACTTGGTTATCGTCTTTATATGCTACCCCATTCAAGCTATCTAATATAGCTTTTATCACGTTGTCACAATCCGGCTTTACAGTAGGGACTACCTCCCCTTGTATTGCCCTCGCTTTCTTGCTCTTGCTCCAACTTTCAGGAATTGGATAAAAGGCTGTCATCTTCGCCTTTATAGGGCAAGTCCCAAAATATCCCTTAGGGCATTGTAGAATATATCCTGTTTTTACTTTATTCTCATATTCTTTTGTTTTTTGTGGCGTATACGCCCTTTTATTATAAAACCTTGGGCGTTCCTTTCCCCTTGGTTCTCCTCTTATTACAAAATTTACTTTCATTTTTCACTCAATACAGAAAACACATCAGCTGTTAAACTGATGTATTTTCGTGTTAAAACTATACTATAAATTATAGGAGAAAAATCTAATTGTAGATTTCCAATAAAAATTATACCACTTTAAAATGTTATATTGTGTTCGTTTTTTTAATAAAAAAGCACCTTTGCCTGTAATCAAAAGTGCTTCTAAAGGATATTATATGATAACTCAATAAATCTATTCCCTCTTACGGAGGTGCTGTAATGAAAGAACATTATCATTATACCATTTCATTTTGTTGTATTGTGTTCGTTCTTGCAAAAATCCCCTTATCTTTAATTGATAAGGGGATTAGAGAGCATTTTTAATACAAGAGGATTTTTCAGCCCTGCTTGAAACATCACCGTTATTATAACACACCCTATTGTTATATTGTGTTCGTTTTTTTGCTTTTGCATTATAAAAGCACCCTTGTTCCCAAAGGTGCTTTTTAACGCCTCGCCTGCAATCTATCGAACACAAAACATATAAGAAAGGAGTTCTTTATTATTATATCAACTTTCGTTGTTGTTTTGTGTTAGTATTTTATCAAGTGCTTCTAAACTTTTTCTGTGTTGTTGTCTTATATACCCATATTCATAGCCTAGTTCCTCAGATATATTCTTTAAACTTTTAAAGTATATATATTTTCGGTGTAATATCTCTATGTGCAAAGGATTACATAACTTGTGAATATTGCTAATAATCTCGTCTTGCAACACTATATATTCTTGTACCTGTTTTGTAAGCCTTTCTTTTGTCTTCTCTCCTATCTCTCCCCCTTGTTCCTCTTTCTGTAGTTGTTCATATTCTTGTCGTAGCTGTTGTACCTTTATGCACAACAGCCTTTCCTGTTTCAAGTAATTTTCAGCATCCATTTTTTATTCTGATTTTTAATATCCTTTCCATAATTTTAAAACCTTTTTCTGTCACATAATATGTGATAACATCTGGCAATTCCTTACTTCTGTCTTGTTCCTTTATTCTTACAAGGTCCTGCTCATACAAGTGTCTGTACTTCATATCCCACTTTGTCGAAAGTATTTCATTTTTTAAGCAGTTAAATATCTTCTTCTTGTTCGGTACATACCCTATCATCTTCTCCAGCAGTAGCAATTCCGGTTCGGTTATACACTCATCAGCGAGCTTTCTGTTATCCTCTGTATTGTATTCAGAATCACCAACCATTCTCTCGTAAAGTGAACAAGCAAATACATTCTTACCAAAATTTCTGTAGCGATGATAAAATCTACAGCCTTCGCAATACACCGGAGCAGAAAATTCTATTTCAATTTTCATATAATCACCTACCTAATATTTCTATATTCTGGTATTCACTATATCTGTATGTTGTCTTAGCTCCAGTCCCTAACTCCACAACGAAAACATATCTACTTTTATGCACCACTCTGCCGACAGTTACTTTTTTCGTTTTCTTTCTATCGTCAGATATTATCGACTTTGTTATCTTAACCCTGTTACCTACCTGTAACCTGTTCTTAAATTCTTCTATAGCCTCGTTCATTACTTTTTCCTCCTAAAATTCTCCTTCCGTATAAGGTTTATTCCAACACTCCAGACAGCTACCTTTGCACGAAAATTTCCCAGTTAAACTCCCAACGCAAAGTTTGGGGCGTCCTCCCAATATCGGGGCCTTTGGAAACATTTTTTTAAAATGTTCTAACCTTGTTTCCGGCTGATGTTCGTCACTCCATTTCTGTACAACATTTATGACTTCTTCCCAATGTTCCACAGCAAGTGTGCTACATTCTAATGTTTGGTATTTTCCCTTAAGTTCTTTAAGTTCACATTGGTCACACCTTGCACAGCTTTCACACATTCTGTCCAATTCCCTAAAAAAATTATCAGTAATGTTACAATCAATTTTCATACCTGCACCTCTTTACTTAGTATACAATCTTTTAAAATTTTCCCTACAATACCGTCTATAATTTCAGACTCTTGTTTTAATTCCTTGTCAGCTTTTTCAATTTCCACAATGCTTTGTTTCCTTGCTTCGGTATATTGCAGTTCAGTAATAAATTTATCAGCTTTCATTCTTTCAAGGGTATCTAACCATAACCCCCTAAAAGCCGGAAGAATATATCTACCGTCCTGTAATTTCATAGCAATCCAATAGGGCTTATTTTCCTTGTTATGTATAGTCCATACCTTAATCATTTTTTGACATCATTCCATATATTGAATCATACACTAAATCTCTCACCTGCTCGCTATTCATATCATTATTTAATGTAGTTTTTATAATTTCTATTGTTGTATCATTAATCGCTTTTACATTTTCAATGTCTAGCACTTTTTCCTTGCATAATTCACACATTATGTTTGTCCATAAAGCCACATAGCCACTTATCGTGTACAAAGAACCGGCATTAGTTGATACAAGACTTCTTATCTGTATTCCATTGTCTGTTTTTAATTCTGCAATGCCGGCAAAATTCACAAGTTCTTCGCAATCTATCAATCCTATAAATTCCCTAACATCTTTGTCCATTTTCTTGTCCTCCTATTAATTCCATAGTTCTTGCTATTTTCTTATTCCTTGCCATTTCAATTTCTATATCCAATATTCCTAGCAACATTTGAACCTGTTTTATCATTATCAGCACATCTGCCATTTCTTCTACGATATTATCTCTGGCAGTTGCTTCATCAATTTTCACAGATAACGATTTTCCTTGCTTCACCCTGTTATACTTCGTAATAGCCTTGGTCAATTCTGATAATTTCTCTATCAGTACTAAACTTTGGCTTTCTATTCCATAATGTCTAGCAATATATTTAAGTTTGCCTTTTTTGCAATCTTCTAATTCCACCCAGTCGAACAAGTCAAACGCATCACAATCTACACAAGCCGGGCATTCATAACACTGTTCCATTTCCCTTTTCTCCTTTCCTAGCTTTTTTCCAAACCATTAAAAAACAAACCTAATTCCTTTTTAGCTCTACGCCTTTCATAGTCATAATTGTTACATAGTATTGATACCCCATTTCCAGCGTATTCACTTGCTACATTCTTAGTCGCAACGGTATACCCGTTTAATAAGCAATTTTTTGTTTCTTTTCTATTCATATCGCCCTTTGCTTTCATAACTACTCAACTACTTCAGCCATAGCAGCTTTTAATCGCTCATTAATCTTTTTTTGCAACGTACTATCCCTACTAACCAGTGCTTCATTCCTCCCAGTCCAAAACTTGCATACAATTATCACACCTAGTGTCGTCATCGCAGACAATATAACCACAATTCGGGCACATAAATGTCCCTTCGTCAAATTTAAAAGGTTTTTCGGGTATATCCGTTTCATTTACACTGTACTCATCTGTCGTATACTCGTCCAACATATTTTCTATACTTTCCAATATATGTACAATTTTTCCAGTTCTAAGATTTTCTAATTCATATTTAAAACGGTTATACTCTGTATCGTTTTCTTCGCAAGGTGTTATTTTTACTTTATCGCCATATTTTAGCTCACACGAATTTCCATTTTCGTCTACATACATCACACCTTCGCCTATATACCACATATTTTCATTCCTCCCAACTTTCTATTTCTTTAAAGATTGCTTTTCACTCTCACTCTCAACCCCAATTTCGATGACCACATCTACATTGTCCAAATATCCAAAAGGTAGCTTACAATATTTATCCTTTAATGTACTTTCATCAATTTCAAATATGGTTTTCTCACCGGCACATAAACGGAGCAAACCTGTATCTTTACTCATATATACTTACCCCCTCAAATCGTTATCCACGTATTCACCGGCTATATAATACCTGTGTTTGTCTAGCACATTATTAATCTTGCTTTCTATTTCAGCAATATCTATTTCATTTTCCAATTCCTTTGTGACTTCATCAGCCCAGTTTGCATCAACAGCCTTTGTCTTTGCTATATCTGTTATAGTATTTACAAGGTCGAAACCAAAACAGCATTTCACGGCAATAAATAGTTCATCAGCTCGTAGTTCATCACCTTGTTTAGGCATCTTTTCACATATATAATCCTGAACCGTCATAAACAGATGCTCTGGGGCTAGTGTGTTTCTCTTAAATCTCTCTATGTACAACAATTTTTCCGGCTCGTAATCAGCAAGCCACCTTAAACTTATCATCAGCACAGATACTCCTTTCTCTTGTAATAGCTGTCGTTAAAATTCTTCTGCTTTTCGGTTTCGAAATTTAACGCCGTATTGAATATTATTCCTTGCATATATCTAACAGGGTTTTTAACATCTGTCTCAATACTGATAGCCCTTTGTTTATGTATTAAAAACCTTATGCCACTATCGTCTAGTGTTAATAACCTGCTGTATATATACTGCTTCGGATAACGCCTATTCCCTATGGCAACAAGTGTATCGTTCGTCGCCAACAGGTCAATCATTAAGGCTATTAGATTGTCAATTACAGCCTTATCGTCACTGTCATAACCCTCAACATCATAGCCAACATTCTTTTTCACCTTGTTTTCAAAATCTATAAAGTCTATACTGTCTTGTCTGTCTGTCTTGTCAATTAAAGTTAGTGTCGGAGGGGTAGGTGTATTATTATATATATTAGACTGACTGACAGACTGTATATTCTTAACAGTCTTTACATTATTACTTTCTTCTCTTTCTTCTCTAGCTGTTATCTGCCTGTTATCTGCCTGTTGGTTGCCTGTTATCTGCCTGTTATCTTGGCTGTTATTTTCTTCTTCTGTTTCTTGGTAATCGTGCCAATTTACTATAGTTATAAGCCTATTTTTGTTTGTTGTTTTGTCTGTTAGAAAACCTAACTTTTCAAATCTTTTCAAAGCTGTTCTAACTTTCTGTGTTGTTATCTCTTTTGAGTTACATTTGCTAACGAGTGAAGGAAGTGAAGTAATAAATTGTCCTGCTTGCAAGTCAAATACTTCCCCATTGTATTCCCATTTTTTTGGCGAAAAATTCGCCATACACAAAAGTGTAATTAGAATAGTCCTTTGTTCTAAAGTACTGTTCAGCCATATAGGCTTGTCTATTAGCTCCCTGTGGAGCTTTAACCACCCTGTCATATAAATCACCTCACCTTATCAAAATGGCAAAATATCGTCATTATCATCATCAATCGGGTAAAAATCAGGAGCATTATTCCTGTTGTTGTTGGTAGTTTTCTTAGTAGTTTTCTTAGTAGTTTCTGCATTACTACTACCCTTGTTTTCGCAGAATTCGAAGTCTTCAACAATAACATCTGTAGAACTTCTTTTTTGCCCATTCTTATCCTGCCAGAAGCTAACCTGTAGTCTACCGGTAATAGCAATCCTATTTCCTTTATGGAAATATTGACCTATGCTTTCTCCACGTTTGCCAAAGCATACACAATTAATAAAATCTACTGTAGTGTCGCTTTCCGTCCTTTTAGCTGAATATGGTCTGTCTACAGCTATCGGGAATCTACAAACTGTTATTGGCTCATTCCCTGCTGTCAATTTCACATCAGGCTCATTCCCTAACCTGCCTATAAGTACTACTTTATTCATTTTTAATTTCCTCCTTGACATTCTTTCAATTTATGCTATAATATATTTGTTACTAATTTTCATTGGTATACCTTTCTTAGATATTATTTTTTGCTCCTCTTTTCAGAGGAGCTTTTTTATTCGTTGATTAGCATATCGTGGATTTTATTTGCTGTTTCAATAACCTTTTTTTGGTTATCTTTTATTTTCATCTGTTCCTCAATTTCTATCTTGTATTCTCTTGCCAATTTTGCATCACGCCTTATTGCCCAAAGTCTTATTAACCCCTCAGCAATCACATACGCAACAGCGATAACTACTAAAAATATAGCCTTTTCGCCTACAGTCCAGGGAACTACTGTAGCTATACCTAACGCCACAATGGCAACCTTTGTTTTCATATTGCAACCTCTCGCTTTCTGTATTTCTTTATTTCAGCAAGGACCTTGTCATACTCACCATTTTTCTTACATTTCTTTATTACATTTTCAATTTCTCCTGTTGTAAAATCACAATTCCTAGCTACATATTCAGCCGATTTTATATCACCGGCACCATTTAACATCTGGTCTATGTACAATAGACAAATACCATTTATTATGGTTTTGTTCGCCAATCTTTCTTTCTGTAGCCTTGCCCTTTCACCATTATCTACAAGAGGTGGCAATCTGCCTGCCTTTCTTAACACATCTTTGTAATGCCTTATCCAGCATTTACTTAACCCTAACCTTACGGCTATTTCGTATGTGGATAATCCACCCTTAGTTAGATTTTCTATAATTTGTAGCTTTTCTGCCCTTTTCATTTTTGCCATTCGTACACCTCCTAAATCCTTTCTTGCAATCAAACTTGTGCCAGTCTAATAACCCTTTGCAGTTGCTGTTTCTGTATCTTGTACAACAACTACAAATGTCACATACACTACTTATCATACAGCCTTTCCTCTTATATCCATAGCCTCGCCATAGGCTATTAATCTCTTTTTGTATATTTTAAATTCACTCCTTTTTTCTCCTTCAATACACACCCCGAAAGGGTATTTTCCCAACTTTAATGCTTGTCTTAGGTGGTATTCACTTACACCTAAGTAGTTCGCAGCCTCTTTAAGGCTAACCTGTTCTAACTGTTTTTCCATACATTTTACCTCCCTGCCAGGTGGTTTTTTATTTATACAATTCTTCTAAAGCTACATTTAAGGCGTCGGCAATCTCCTTGCCTAACCCTACTGTAACAGCCTTAGTTCCTCTTTCTATCTGTGCTATCATAGCACCGGAACAGTGTGCTAACTTCCCCAATTCTATTTGGGTGTAGCCCCTGTTCAGCCTTAACATTTTAATTTTTTCCCCAATAGCCATTATCTCACTCCTTTTTAACTTTTAACTACGGTTAAGTTCGTTAATCATAGCAGAACCCTTTTAAACCTGTTTCTTTACATATTTTTTTATATATTTTACCCCATAATCTACTGTCGCCGTCCTTATAACATTTACTATTTATAGGGCATTTTTCGCAAGCCTCTGTAATGCTTGCCGTTCTTTTAAACACTGTCTGCCTTTGCTGTGCCACCAAATGCCTAGCAACACAAAGCAATTCATCATTGTTTAATTCCATTATCATCACTTCCTATTGTTGTTTTACACTATATCACATTCATACTAATAGCACAAAAAACTATCAGTATTTTTTGTGTATTGCGTGTATATTACTAACTCGTCATAACTCGCAACAACTCGCAACAAGCAAATTTAAAAATCTTTTGAAAACCAGTCAATAAGCCACTTTCAAGACTTATCCTAATTTTAAGAAATTTTTAATTTCTTAAATGTTTATTATTAAATTTCTCTTAGGCTTAAACACTGGCTTTCAGCTTGTTTTTGCAATACTGAATGTATATAATTTCCAACAAATCATAATTTACAAAATGTTTACAATTATGCTGTTTCTTTATAACCAAATAAATCATTCGGGCTAATGTTTAAGCCTTTGCATAACTTCATAATATCAGTTTCTGTTATTCTTTTTCTGCCACACAACAAGTCGCTAAATTTTTTGGGTGAATAGCCACATTTTTCAGCAATGGCATAATTTTTTAAATGGCTTTCCCTAACAATATTTTTAACATTATTTATAATTGTAAATTTTGTCATCATTCTCTCACCTCTTTCAAGTTTCTTGATTACATTTACATTATATTTCTAGTTTCTTGTTTTGTCAAGACTTTTTTTCTAGTTTCTTGAATTATTTTTCTTGACTTTTCAAGATTTTTTTACTATAATAATCGTAGGAGGTGAGAAAATGGCTTTTAAAGACAGATTGAAAGAAGCACGCTTAAAAATAGATATGTCAAAAGAAGAATTTGCAAAAAGATTGGGGGTATCTACATCAGCTATAGGAAATTATGAAGCTGGAGCAAGTTTCCCTAAAACAGAAATTTTATACAAAATATTTGATATTTTACATACTACACCAAATTTTTTATTTCAAGATGTAGTTAATACTGAACAGAAAACAAAAGAAGAATTGACTATAGTAGAGTTTGAATTTATTAAGAAATATAGGAAGTTAGATAAAATCAGCAAAGATATAGTTAATTATATTGTTGATGCCGAACTTGATAGGGCTAACAGCCCTAGTCACATTATTAGTGCTGCTGCTAGAGGTAATAGCCACATTGAAATTGAGGTTGATGATAATAAACTTAATGAACTTGTATCGAACTACAAACCTCCGGAAGACTTGTAGTTTACATATACTTCCAATTATGGAAGTAACTCACTAATGATACATTACCATTTCTTTCTTATAATTAATGAGAAAGGAGTGGTAAGATGTATCACAATAATAACTACGCCCACTATAAAGAGGCTAGAGATAAGGCTTGGGAAGTCCTTATCAAATGTAACATAACTTCCCTACCTGTGAATTTGTCTACTATAGCAAACTTGAATAACATTTATGTTATTCCTTATAGCTCCGGCTATAAGCCTAAATCGACATCAGAAGATGAAGATGGTTTCAGTTTTATTAAAGAAGATAAAATTTTTATTTTCTATAATGATAAGAAGCCCCTCCGTAGAATTAGGTTCACCCTAGCTCACGAATTAGGACATTGTTTGCTAGGACATTTAAGTTCGGGGCGAACTCACCACAGGAATTATGAACAAGACCTGTTGGGACTAGATGTACAGGAAATGCAAGCTAATGTATTCGCTCGTGATGTGCTTATGCCTGCTACAGTCTTGCACAGTTTAAATATATGTTCAAGTGAGGATATAGTCAGGCTGTGCAATGTGACAAGCAAATCAGCACAACTTCGCTATAAAAGATTGATAGAGGTTGAAAAAAGAGGAATGTTCAATAAACATCCTCTTGAAAGACAGGTATATCTTCAATTCAGCGATTACATAAAAAAGGCATTAGATAGTACCAATACCTAATGCCTCACAGAAGATTATAAGGGGCTAAATCCTCCATAAATATTATAACATTATTGTAAGATTTTGTCAAAAATATGTTTATAAATTTTCCCACACAATTTATCGACATTTTTCAACAAAATCAAAAAGGAGGATTTCTTATGAACGAAGAAAAAAGTAACACAAACAAAGGGTGTTTGCCATTAATGATTATTGCTGTAGTATTAGTCGTTGCATTTATGGCTTTCTGTATGCGTCTTGACAACAAAAGCACTTCTAACACTCAACAAGCAACCGAAGTAACTTCTAGTGCTGTCGAAACTACCGAAGCAACAGAAACTACTACTGCTGACAATGTTCCTAAGGAATATAAGTCAGCCCTTATCTCAGCTCAGAGATACAGCGATAATATGAGTATGTCAAAAGCTGCTCTTTACGACCAGCTTACATCTCAGTATGACCAATTCACACCAGAGGCAGCACAATACGCAGTAGACAATGTCAAAGCCGACTGGAAAGAGAATGCCTTAAAAACAGCCGAAAGGTATCAAGAAAATGCTGCTATGTCACCTGCTGCAATCCGTGACCAACTTACTTCCCAGTTTGACCAGTTCACACCGGAAGAAGCTGACTATGCTGTGGCTAACCTCAGTAAATAATTAAATAATAAAACATACAATATATATTTTCCTTTTTCACTTCCCTGCCAGGTTGTGCAATAGAAAGGAATACGTATATGAGAAACCCCAATGGATATGGTTCCGTTGTCAATCTCGGTAAGGGAAGGCGTAGACCCTTCGGCGTGCGAATAACTCGTAGCTATAAGGTCGCCGACGACGGAACTTTTAAACAGAAATATGAATGGCTAGGATATTTTAAAACAAAGCGTGAAGCTATCCAATTCCTAGCCAAATTTAACGAAAAACAAAGACCTATCGACTATGAGAAGGTCACTTTCGAACAGGCGTGGGAATACTACCTAGATAAATACCCACTTGAAAAAGGTTCTTCTAGGTACGGGTCCTACACTGCCGCATACAAGAAGTGTGAACCATTGTACCAACGCACAATGGAAAGTTTAAGATTGAAAGACCTAGAAGATGTTTTGAACACCCTCCCTAAGGCTTCGGCATCTTCTATTAACAATATAAAGATTGTAATGACCTTTGTATTTAATTGGGCAATACAAAACGACATAGTAGATAAAAATTATGCCGAGATGCTAGATATTAAAAATTATGTCAGCAAGGACACCGAAAATCACAAAAGAATCTCTACAGAAACTGTTAAACAGTTATGGAAAGATAAATATAAATATAAATTGGAACTTATGTTCATTTATACTGGCGTGCGTGCCAATGAGCTATTAGAACTTCATAAGGCAGATGTTGACCTATCTCAGCAATGTTTTTATGTGCGAAAAAGTAAAACTAGGTCAGGTATAAGAACAGTACCTATAGCCGATTGTGTTCTTCCTTTTTTTAAGGAATATTATGAACACACTGACGGAGATTTACTCATCAATATAGACTATCGAAATTACAATAAAGAGTTTAAAAATAAACTGCCGGGACACACTCCCCACGATACAAGAGTTACGTGTAAATCTTTATTGGTCGAAGCCAAAGTACAAGATATAGTAAGTAAAAAAATACTAGGTCATAATATAGGTGATGTATCCGGTGACATTTACACCCAACTAGAGCCTAAAGCTCTGTTGGAAGCAGTCAACACAATACCACCTCTATATTAA